GGATGCCTTTGGTCCGATACAAGCTCCATGACGTTCTGGCCTTTGAGCTGGAGCACTCCATCACCCCCGACAAAACCAATGGCTGATTTCAACCCCGCTCTCCCTGTCCCTGGCAAGTGGAGCATTTTTCAAAACGACGCCGACGACAAGTTCAACCCGAACGGCAAAAGCCTGCGCCTGCAGATTCCTGTCGAATCTGTGGTCGCCTTTGGCCAGCATCTGGTCAACTGCCTGGATGACCCCAAAAAGCAGAAAGAGATGAAGGTTTGGGACTACGAGACAAAAGAGAAAAAAACAGTGCCTTGCCTAACCGTGTACTTCAAGGCCAAGGATGGGCAGTTTGATGACGAAGGCTGGTTCGGCAACATCAATCCCCCGAAGTTCGAAGCCCCAGACAGTGACATTCCGTTCTGATGGCAGGCCCTGAACTCCAAGCCTTTCGAGAGCTGGACAAAATGGGGCTGATCCTGGAGGGCGAG